TTTTTATGCAGATGTGCTTTCAAATCTTAAAAACAGCCCCAAGCTCACAAATTTTGATGATTTTTATAAATATTTAAAGACATATTTAATGAGCGTTAAAAAACCATTTACAACTTCTGGTTTTTCTGAAAGTGTGAATAAGACAGATTATCACACAGGCTTAATTGTTGATATATTGGCTCTTCAAGAAGATTTGGATGTATCGAAAATTAAATTTTTGGAAGATCCAAATTATAAAACATACTCAATCATGGCTCAGCGTTATGGTTTTAAAGTAGATATTAATGTACCATGGAGAATGATTGCAGATGTTAATTCAAAAAAGATGGCAAAATATATTGCTGAGACAAGAGGAGAGGGAGTTGACTACTATGAAACGCTTACCAAGCGTAATGCAACTTACCTGAATGTTGCAGCTAGATATAATGGTTTTTTATTGACTTTAATAAGTTTTTATGAAAAATTTAGAGAGCAACATCCTAGATTTTTCATAGCGCCCCCGACAAAGGCTTCTTCTGCGACTTCAGTTGGATCATCTAGTGGTTTAGCTACTGATTTTTTTAACACTAAAGCTGGGGCCATCAAGCGCGCCAAAGAAGTTGGCTGCGGCGGCTTTCATTCAATGCCCGATGGTAGTTTTATGCCTTGCGGCTCTCACCAAGAGCTTGTTAAGACTCTTTTAAATAAGTTTAGTGTTACAAGGCCTGTGAACTATTTTCAATATAAAACAATAAAACAATCAGCCGCTTCTACTGCCGGCGAAACTGTGGATTTAAATGTTCGTGTCTTGCCGCCTGAAATAATTGGCTGGTATGCAGAAATCAGAAATATTGAAAGGGGCAGTCCTTATAATAAAATGCAAATGAAAAGAATTATAACGCATGCCCGCCGTTTTTATGCCAAGGCAATTGAATCGCTGGGGGCCCCCGACGCGTCACCTTTCGACCGCGCAGGCCCTGGGGCATATGCCAGCGATCCAAAATTTTATAAATTTGCAAATTTAGCAATAACCTATATTGAAGGTATTTTTGGTACCATAGGGGCTCATTCTCCATCAAAGTTCTTGACAGTAACTGAAGGAGATCCTATAATGATAATGCATGTGGCGGATAATAAAGAAGAGCCACAGCCGATAGAAGAAATAAGGCAAAGTCCATATGAGTGGCTTATAGTTTCTATTTAGCATATAAATGATTTTTCAAACACTGGATAACAAAGCTGAATGTAAAAATATCTACGCGGATGGCACTCTTTACGAAGACGAGCCGCCGGGTTTAAAAGGCACTTGGGAATATAAAGGCGATCTGTCTTCTGAGGTTGAATTTGCAAGATTATATTGTGGTGGTGCCACTATTAATGACGTTTGCCCAGAATATTTGAAAACAAATTGGTTTAAAGCCAGCAATAAACTTAAGGCACATTTAAATTCTTTTATACAAGCAAAAATTTCATTAGAACAGCACTGTTTTTATGATTTGGTGCCACAACATTTTCTTTTGGATTTTTATGAAATCAAAAATCAAATAACAAAGCATGTTCTTGATAATTACAAAAAACCAGAAAACTATGAATTTTTGCTGCAGCTTGCAAAAGTTGTCGAAGATATTAAAAATCGACAATTAAATTTAAAAATGCATAAACTAAGTACGTTGGGCCACCAAATTGCAGCTAGAAATTTTTTGAAACGTCTAAAAAAGGCAGAAAAGCATATTAAGTATAATATTTTTGGAACAAAAACTGGCAGACTTACGACAGAGCCAAAGTCTTTTCCCATTTTGACACTTAAAAAAGAATATCGCTCTATTTTGGAGCCAAATAACGATCTTTATGTGGAGTTGGATTTTAATGCTGCCGAATTAAGAACATTGTTGGCTTTGTGCGACAAAAAACAGCCAAAAGAGGACATACACGAATGGAATGCTAAAAATGTATTTCATATGCCGCGGAAAGATGCCAAAGAACGTATTTTTGCTTGGTTGTACAATCCAGATTCTAAAGATTATTTGGCAAACATGGCTTATGACAGATCTAGTGTTAAAGAAAAATACTGGGATGGTAAAATAGTTACAACGCCATTTGGCAGGAAGATCGAAGCGGATGAATTTCATGCTTTGAATTATTTGATTCAGAGCACAACGGCAGATATGGTTTTGAGACAAATGATTAAAGTTTATGACTTGCTTAAAGACTCTAAGTCGTATATAGCATTTGCAATACACGATTCGTTGGTAATTGACTTGGCAAAAGAAGATAAAGGGCTGCTAAAAGAGATTTTTGATACATTTGCAGAAACTGATTTAGGCAACTTTGTTGTTTCGGTGCAAGCTGGCAAAAACTTTGGCGAGATGAAGGAAGTGAAATGGAAGTAGTTGGATTTGGCACTGCTGGTTGTAAAATAGCTAAAAATTTCGAAAAATATCCTCAATATAATGTTCATTGTGTTGATGTTGATATTTCTGGAAAAAATTGTTATAGTTTGCCAAAATCAAAGACAATGGAAGAGGCAGAAAAGAGTGTACCCGAATTTCCAAAATTAACAAGATCTGTTGGTGATAATAGGGTGTTTTTTATTTGCGCCGGCGGCGGCGTAACCGCCGGTGCAATATTGGGGGTTTTAGAGCAAATTAAAAATGCAGAGCTTAGTGTCGTTTATTTAAAGCCCGATTTGAGTTTTTTAAACGAAGGCGAAAAAAGACAAGAAAAGGTTGTTTATAGAGTTCTGCAGGAATTTGCTCGTTCTGGCCTCTTTGAAAGAATTTATATACTTGATAATGCGAAAGTCGCAGACATTGTGGGAGATTTATCTATTGTTGAATATTTTCCAAAAATAAATCAGACAATTGTTAATTCACTACACATGATCAACTACTTGTCAAATTCAGATTCAGTTATTGGCAATATATGCGAAACCAAAGAGATGAATAGGATTTCAACACTTGCAATGTATGATCTGGAAAAAAATGAAGAGAAGTGTTTTTTCAATTTAGAGAGCCCCAGAGAAAAGTGCTTCTATTTTGCGTTCAACGAACAGACACTAGAGAAAGAAAAGAATATGCTCAAAAAAATTAGCAAACAGGTAAAAAAAGCTGGACAATCTGATCTAACTTCGGTATCATATGATATAACAGCAACAACATATGAAACAAATTTTGCATATGTTGTGTTGCACACAAATTTTATACAGGAATAGTGCTTGACTTTAAGCACAGATGTTATATAATGTATATGCGGGTTGAGAAAATGACTCAACCTATAATTTAAGGAGAAAAAACATTATGGCGTTAGATTTGAAGAAAATGAAACAAAAGCAAATTGCTCTACAGGGCAATGGCAACGGTAAGCGGTGGTTCTGGAAGCCGCAGGATGGCGAGCAGACTATCCGAATTGTTCCAGATGCAGGCGGGGATCCCTTTAGGGAGTTCTGGTTCCATTACAACCTTGGCGATAAGCCCGGTTTTTTGAGCCCAAAGCGTAATTTTGGCGAGGATTGTCCGTTGGACACCTTTGTTCGCAAGCTTTGGGAGGATGGTTCTGACGAGTCTCGCGAAATGGCAAAGAAGCTGATGGCAAAGCAACGCTTCTTCTCGCCCGTGATCGTTCGCGGCGAAGAGGATCAGGGCGTTAGACTCTGGGGTTACAGCAAGACTGTTTATGAGAAGCTGTTGGGTCTCGTCTTGAATCCGGATTATGGCGATATTACTGATCCGGACGCCGGCACCGACCTTGTTCTTCGATATGGCAAGAAGTCGGGAGCAATGTTCCCAAGCACGGATCTTGAACCGCGCCGGCGCAGTACTGCTCTTACTGAAGATCATGAACTTGCAAAGGAGTTTATTAACACTGAGATTGATTATGCTACAATCTTTCCTCGCAAGACGTCACAAGAAGTCAAGGAAATGCTTGACGAATATCTTGCCGGCGACGAGGGCAACGAAGATGTTGAAAAGTATAATACAGAAAATACAGTAGATAAGGCATTCACCGAATTGCTAGCAAGTTAGGCTTGCGGGGGGGGGCTCCGGCCCCCCCCTTTTTTATTTTTAGGAAAAAATGAGTGAAGAGCGTAAAAAAATTGCAATAAGGGCCCAGCCATTATGGCAGACTTTTATTTTTGAAATTGAGAATCCAAACCATTCAAAAATAAAAGAAGATTTAGTTAATTTTTCTTATGAATATAAAAAAGGGGCAAAAAAAGACATTGAAAGCAATGTCGCGCCATCGATCAAGCGTGGTATGTTTGAGAGCAGTTTTGATATTTTTGAACGCTTTGGAGAAGAAGAACCAGTTAAATCTGTAGTTGATTTTTGTCAAACGTCTTTAAGACAGACGATAACTATGTTGAATCGCCAAACTTGGGCAGAAAATATTCCGCAAGACGCGAATATTGTTTTTGATATTTATGAATCGTGGCTGCACATCACCAAAGAGGGCGGATATCACGAGATTCACAATCATGATAATTGTTCATGGTGCGCGGTATATTATATAGATATTGGAGATACCTCAAAAGAAAACGGAGGCCTTTTGCGCTTCTATGATCCTCGATGGCCAACGGGACTGTATACAGATTATGGAAATATGTATTGGACAGGCAATCAATTACAGACGGCAACTCCTGCTGATGGCAAATTAATTATATTTCCATCATATTTGTATCACGCAGCTACTCCACTAAATAAATCTACGAAAGATAGAATTAATTTTGCAATGAATGTGAGGGTATACAATGAGGACGAAGCTATTACTGCGATCGAAGATTTCCGCTCTCGACACAATTAGTCTAATTTAAAAAACAGGAGTTTTTATGGCAAAAGCAAACAAAACGAACGGGCGGTTGAGCATCGCCGATATGAAAAAGCTGGTAAACAAGTCAGCAGGCGCAAATGTTGCGTTTTCTTTAAATGACGAGAACCCTACCGAAGTTAACGAATTTATTCCAACTGGCTCTAAGTGGCTAGATGGCATCGTTCGTCGTGGCAAGTGGGGTGGCATTCCCGTCAGCAAAATCAGCGAGATCGCTGGTTTAGAAGCAACGGGCAAATCTTACATGGCAGCACAAGTTGCCGCCAATGCTCAAAAAATGGGCATTGATGTAATTTACTTTGATTCTGAAAGTGCTATTGATCCGTATTTTTTGGAAAATGCGGGCTGTGATTTAGAGAATCTTTTATATATTCAAGCACAGTCAGTTGAGTTTGTTTTAGAAACAATCGAGAACCTTTTGGCGAATAGCGACGGCAAAATGCTATTTATATGGGACAGCATGGCAATGACACCTTCAGTTAGTGACATTGAGAGCGACTTCAACCCATTGTCAACGATGGCAGTAAAACCTCGTATCCTTTCAAAGGGAATGGCAAAGCTGGTTCAGCCGATCGCCAACAAAAAGGCAACCTTGCTGATTCTGAACCAGCTTAAAACAAACATTACTAGAAGGCCCTCAGAGGCTATGACAACGCCGTATTTCACTCCAGGGGGCAAGGCCCTAGCTTACGCCTATTCGCTGCGTGTATGGCTCACAGCGAGGAAAGGAAAGGCAAGTTTCATCTATGATGACAAGGGCTTCCGCATTGGTACCGAAGTTAGGGCAAAAATTGAAAAAAGCCGCTTTGGGACACAAGGGAGAGAGTGTTCTTTTAAGATTATTTGGGGCGGCGAAGATATTCACATTATGGACAGAGAAAGCTGGCTTGAAGCAATTAAATCTTCAGAGTATTTAACTAATGCCGGCGCATGGTATACATTACACTATGATGATAAAACATCTGAAAAGTTTCAGGGTAAAAATTGGGCTGAAAAGCTTGAAAATGAAAAATTTTACAATAGAGTTGTGGAATTAATGGAACAAGAG